ATTCTCAAGGCGCTGGGCGGCCGTTCCGATCGCCTGATATTCATCGGCGGCGAGCACAACAAATATCGGCAGAAGAACCTGCCGAGCGGCAATGCGGTGCTTTACGACGACAAGGGAAATGTCGTCTGGATGCAGAGCGGCCAAGGGATTGCCGTGACTGCTGCGGCCGGCAATATCGTGGTGACGACGCAGAAGGGCACCGTCTCGATCGACGCCTCCGGCCAGATCGTCTATCTCGGCGGCAATCCGAGCAAGGGCGGCGCCTTCGCGGCGGTGCTGACGGAAGCCGGGCCATCGCCTTTCGTCATGGCGCGGATCGGCTGAACATCATGCTGGCGCTCGATCCGACCGTTGCCGCGAGCTACGCCGCCGGCGCGCTGGCGGCGGCCGAAGCCTCGGTCGATGCTCTGATAGGCCAGCCCGGCGTGACGCTGGCGCAGGCCGTGGCCGCCAAGACCGCCTTTGTCGATGCGGTGTTTCACACGCTGCGGCAGGCGCCGATCGCCGCCACGGTCGGCGGCACGGCCTATAATTGGGATGCCCGCGACGAGGCGGTCGCCGCGCTGGCGGCGGCGCTCACCGGAAATCTGATGGCGCAGGCCGCGACCGCGGTATCGGGCCTGATGACCGCGCTGAATAGCTGGATCGGGTCGACATCCCCACCGGCACTGCCGCCGGTGAACACGCTCAATTATGGCATCGTTTATTCGGCCGACGTGCCGGCGCTGTCCTATACGCCGCCGGCGCTGGCCGGCATTTCCTGGACCCCGCTCGGCACCATGACGCCGGTGTCGCTCGCGGCGGCCGATGCCACCACGCTGATCCAGGCGGTCGCGAGCCGCCGGGCCACGCTGCAAGCGGTGCGGTTGGCGCTACAGGCCTCGCTCGGGGACTGCCGCTCCATGGCCAATGTGATCGCGGTATCGGTCGCCGGCGCGAGCTGGTGAATGGCGGGGCCGTCGAAATGACCGGTCTGCTCATTCGCGGCAGCGAAGGCTGCGCGCCCGATCCGTTCCTGCTCTGGGACTCCCTTCACATCGACGTCGAGGGCGGCACCGATTTCGTCTGCGACTGGCGGCTGGCGGCGCCGCCGAACAATGTGCTCAACGCCGGCGGCTTGCAATCGATCGCCGCGCTCGGCACCGCGGTCTATCTGGCGCTGTTCACCGACGCATTTTGTCCGTCCGATCATCCGCTCGCCTATCTCGCCGGCAGCGACAACCGCGGCTATTGGGGCGACGGCGTCGACGTCGAAACCGACCAAGGCGAAGGCCCGCTCGGCTCGCTGTTATGGCTGTTGGAGCGCGCCCCGCTGGTCGCCGCCGGCACGCCGATCGAGCGCTGGGCCGAGACGCTCGCTATGGCAGCATTGCTGCCGCTGAAGGTGCAGGGCGCGGTGGCGCGGATCGTCACTTCCGCCGGAGTCAATGTCGAATTCGACCGCGTCGAATTGTCGGTGCAGCTCTACGGCAGCGACGGCGCCGTGAAGTTCGATCGCAAGTTCGGTCTAGTCTGGCGGCAGCTCCGCTGATTATCGAGGCGGCCTGATGCCCTTTCCGATCCCGGCACTGTCAGATCTGGTGCTGCGCGCCCGCCAGGCGTTCCGCACCTATCTGCCCGGGTCCGACGCATGGCTGTTTCCAAACAATCTCGGCCCGACCGCCAAAGTGTTCGGCGGCCTGATCTTCGAAGTGTTCGGTTTCGCCGACTACATCCAGAAACAGAAATTCGCGCTGACCGCCGACGGCGACAATCTCGAATTGCACGGCGCCGAATGCAAGCCGCCGTTACAGAGAAAACCCGCGCAGCCGGCGACCGGCAATATCGTCGTCACGACGCAAGCGGCGCTCACCGCGGGGGCGGCGGCGCAATTCCAGCGTGCCGACGGCATGCTGCTCGTCGCGCGGCAATCGGCCTCGATCGCCGGCGCCGGCATTCTCACCATCGCGGTCGAGGCGGCGAGCGGCGGTCAGAACACCACGACCATCGCCGATACCGCCTTGACCATATTCTCCGGCGTCACCGGCGCCGGCGCGGCCACGGCGACGATCGCGGTCGATCGCAACGGACTGACCGGCGGTCTCGACATCGAGCCCGACGGCGAGCCCTATAGCTCGGATCTGGCGACCTTCCGCGGTCGTATCCTGTTCAACAAGCGCAATCCGCCGTTCGGCGGCAACCCGGCCGATTACGTGCAATGGTGCACGAGTGTCATCGGCGTCACCCGCGTCTTTGTCGAGCGGCTGTGGAACGGCCCCGGCACGGTGCGGGTGTTTCCGCTGATGGACGATCTTTACGGCGGCGCCGGCGGCGTGCCGGCGGCGGCCGATCTGCAGCGCGTCATCGATTATCTGCAGACGGTGCAGCCGTCCGATGCGCTCGTGACGGTGCAGGCGCCGGTGCCGGTGATCGTCAATGTCACGGTGCAGGGCCTCGAGCCGAGCACCACGGCGACCCAGGAGGCGGTGCTCGCCGAGCTGGCGGCGACCTTCCGCCGCAAGGGCCGCATCGCCGGCAACGACAATTATTTCCCGTCGATGCCTTATCTGGCGCATCCGACCACGTTCGCGCTCGACTGGATCGCCGGCGCCATCAACAACGCCGCCGGGGTCCATCGCGCGAAGGTCATTTTGCCGAACGCCGATATTCCGCAGGGCTCAGGCCAGATCCCGGTGCTCGGCACCGTGACGTTCATGTAGGGCGGATGAGCCGCGAAGCGGCGTAATCCGCCACGAGCGACGGTGGGTTACGCCGCTTCGCGGCTAATCGACCCTACGGGAGCAAATGGCATGGCCTGGGGCTCGTGCTCGGAGATCCAGCCGCCGCCGTTCGCCTGCCCGACTTTGCAGCAGTCGATCGACGCCACCACGCAGCTGTTGCCGCACGGCCGCGCCTGGCCGGCCAACAGCCGCGGCATGGTTTCGAATTTTCTCGCGTGGCTCGGCGATCTCGCCGGCACTCCGTCGCCGGCGGCCTGGCCGCCCGGCTTCGTGCAGACCGGATTCTTCGCCGCCATCGGCGCGGTGCGCAATTTCGTCGAGACCGAACTGTGCGCGCTGCGCCTCGAATTCTGGTGCGCCACCGAGACGCTGACCAACGACCTGTGGATGGCCGAATACGGCCTGCCGGACGACTGCGATCCGTTTCCCGATCTCTGCGCCAAGGTCGGCGCCATGGGCGGAAGGCGCTGCGAGCTTTATCAGGAACTGTGCGCGCGCAACGGCTGGATTATCGAATGCGCGCCGGCGAATTGCGCCGGCTCGCTCGCCGATTGCGCGCTCGCCGACTGCGCCGTTGCCGGCGGCCCCACGCCGCCGGCCTACATGGTGATTACCGTCTATCTGGGCCTCAGTCCGGCCTATCAGGGCGCGCCGGTGCCGGCGCCGGCGCCGCAGGGCGTGACGCCGCTCGCCGACTGCGCCTATGCCGACATCGTGCCGACCTGCCCGCAGCCGGCGCTGCCGGCGGCGCCGGACCTCACCACGCTCGAATGCCTGATGCAGCGCATCGCTCCGGCCCACGTGGTCGTGAGCTATGTGACGCAATGGGCGCCCGGCTAAGCAGCATCCAAAAAGAGAGCAGCGATGACCACCGACCTCGGCGGCCCGAGCCAGTCCGCGACCAATTACACGACGACGCGGCCGGCATCGACTTCGACCTATGGCGCGGCCGACACCTGGTTCAATCCGTGCACCGGCGGCGCCCAAAACGGCACCCAGCTCAAGGCCGATTTTTTCAATCTCTGGCTCGCCAATGTCCGGGCGCTGATCCGCGGCGCGGGCGTCGTCGCGAACAACGCCGACGATATGCTGTGGCGCGCGATCGAGGTCATGACGATCCGCGAGGGCGACGACAGCGGCGCCGTCAACGCTCTGGTGATGACCAATACGCCGCCGGTGCCGGCGTTCCGCTCGGGGCAGGGGCTTTTCGTCAAGGTCGCGCACACCAACACCGGCGCCGCGACGATCGATCCGGACGGCAACGGCGCCTGGCCGATCGTGCATGCGTCCGACGGCTCGGCGCTGGGCGCCGGCGAAATGGTCGCCGCCGGTTATTCGTTTATGATCGGGGACGATACCGGCAATATGCGGCTGATCAATTCCGCCGCCTCCGGCTCCGGCGGCGGCGGCGGTGGCGGCGGCGGCGGTGGCGGCGGATACTCCGGCGGCGGCTTCGCCGGCCAGATGACCAACCTCAAAGGCTCGGCGCCGGGCGGTTCCACGACCGCGAGCTGGACGGCACAGGAACTCGCCGCCGAAGTGTCGCTCGGCGGCACCGCCTATAAGGGCGCCAGCCTGTCGCTGTCGTTCAACGGCGCCACCACCGGCGCCAACGGCATGGACACCGGCGCCATGGTGGCGTCGACCTCGGGCTCGCCGAATGCCGGCGATCTCTGCATCTACGCGATCTACAACCCGACCAGTGCCACCTGGGCGACGCTCGGCTGCGCGGCGGCGACCTCGTCGGGCCCAGTCTATACCGGCTCGCATATGCCGCCCGGCTATACCGCCTCGGGCTTGATTTTTGCGGGCAAGACCGACGCCAGCGCTAATCTGGTCGCGTTCTATCAGCTCGACCGCGAGGTCAATCCGACCCCGACCGCGATCAATACCGCGACCGCGACCTCCGATTCCGGCGGCGGCTCGTTCTCCGGCGGTATCGCCTACGGCTCGCTGTCGCAGTCGATCGCCGCCGCGGTGCCGGCGACCGCCGTCACGGCGTCCGGCATCCTCACCTCGCGGATGGCGAGCGAAATGCAGAACGGCGCCTTCGTCGCCTCTACGGCATTCCAGGCGGCGCTCTACACGCCGGGCATGTGGGACCTCTATTCCGGCGGCATCGGCGTGCAGTTCGCGTCCAACGGCTGGACCGCCGCCGGCGCCGGCGGCGAAACCGATTTCTCGTTCTCCTTCGTCGACCTGAAGCTGATCGCGGCGCAGACGCTGCATTGGCTCACCGGCGACGTCTGCAATCTGGGCGGCGGCTCGGGCTACGCCCACGGCATGCGCATCACCGGCTACCGGTTCTGATTTCTTCGCCGCCGCCGCGGCATGCATTGCCGCCGGCGTCCAAACATCCCGCCGCTTTGAAAGGACCAAGACATGGCCGGACTCTCCGACTACGCCGCCGAATATCTGTTGAACTGGGCCACCGGCCAGCAAGGCGCGGGCGCGCGCTATCTGGCGCTGTTCACCGCGGCGCCGAACGATTCCGGCTCCGGGGGCACCGAGGTCTCCGGCACCGGCTATGCCCGCGTCCAGGTCGCGGGTACGCTCGCCGCCGGCGCGTCCTGGACCACCGGCAACAGCGCCATCACGCTGGGGTCGACCGCGCCGGCCTGGCTCACCGCGCTCGGCAGCAATGGCTCCGGCGTCAATGTCTACGATGTCACCAACAGCCAGCAGATCGGCACCGTGTCGTCGATCTCCGGCACCACGGTGACGCTGACCGGCACTGCGGCGCATGCCTCGGCGGGCTCCGCCGACTCGCTCGCCTTTTCGGCTTTTCCGGCGGCGTCGGCCTCGTCGGGCGCCGAGCCGGCGACCACGCCGGCCTATGTCGCCAATGGCGCGGCGATCGCCGAGCCGCAGTCGACCGCGAGCTGGGGCACGGTGTTGGCCTGGGGCCTCTACGATGCGGCGACCGCCGGCAATTATCTGATCGGCGACTATCTCGGCGCCAACAAATGGATTCCGTTTTCCTGCTCGCTCGCCTCGCCCGGCGTCCTCACGGTCGATTCCTCGGCCGACGTGCCGGCGAACGGCTCCTCGATCGTGGTGTCGTCGAAATACGGCGGCACGCTGCCGACGACGTCTGGTTCATGGTCCGGCCCGCTCACCGTGGCCGGCGCGTCCGGCAACACCTTCAACGCCGGCGTCAACACCTCGTCGACCGGCGGCGGCCTGTTCCGCCAGATCACCCAGCAGTCGATCCCGGCCAACGTCACGTTCAGCTTCGCGGCATCGGGCCTCACGGTCGCGGCGGCGTGACCGGTTAGTCGTGGGGCGGGAGCGCGCGCATGGCTGTCGATTACACGGCACTGATGGCGGCGTGGGCTTCGACCGCGCTGCCGACGGGCGTTAGCGGCACTCCGCTGTCGTCCGGCATGACGACGGCGCAGAAGCTTGCCGCCGTGAACGGCTGGACCGTCGCTGGTCCGGCTGTCGATGTGCAGGTTTCGTCCGTGGTCGGGTATCTCGGTCTGAACGCCAAGCTGTCGGTGCTGCAAACCTACGCGACGACGGCGGTGGCGGGAACGAATGGCGCCACGACGCAATCGGTGACGGCGGCCAGGGAATTGATGGCGATCATCGATTGTCCGAACGCGCCTAGCTTCCAGATGTCAAGTGCGGAGGTCTATTCGACCATCCAGGGCATGCTTTCGGCGTTGGAAGGCGACAGCAACAGCGGGATCACGGGTTCGGACGCGACCGCGTTGCTTGGGTTATCCGCCAGCACGGAGCCCTGGTGGCAAGCCGCCGGCTACACCTCGCCGTTCAACAGCAACGATCTCGCCGCAGCCGGAGGTCTTTCCTGATGGCTACGAATTTTTTATGGGCTGGCGGGACCAGCAACAACGGTTTGGTCGCATCCTCCGCGGTAACGCTGATGACTACCGAGCTGGAATCGCTGACCAATGGCAGCGTGACCGTGTCGTCGGTCAACGGCAGTTCCGGCCTGTTCAAGAATTCAAGTTTCAATCAGGCGATGTGGGCTGAGCTTTATCTGTCGCTCGGCAATCCTGGCATTTCCTCGGCGCTGTCCGCGGGCGGCAATCTCGCCGGCTGGTTTCTCACCTCGCTCGACGGCGGCAGCACTTATGAAAGCGGTTCAGTGGCACCGCCGCGGCCGCCGGATTTTCTGATTCCGCTGCCGGCGACGACGATCGCGGGCGGTGCCTCGCCGTTCAAGGCCGCCGGCCTGGTGCTCATTCCAGCGCTGGAATTTTATACGCTGGTGCAGAACAATAGTGGCCAGACCTTCGGCGCCGGTTCGACCACGCCGCCATGGCTCAAGGCAGCTCCGATCGCGATGCAATATTGAGGCGCGGCGGTGCTTTACGTCCCGCGCCAATCGCTCGTTTACCCTGCTGGCCGCGCGCCGGGCTTCGACCAGACGCATGTCGCGGCTTCTGGCATCTGCCTGGGGCACGGATTTTCCGCGCTTGCCTTGGGCAATGGCGGTCTTGTCAATCTTCTGAGCGGCGCTCCGGGCGTGCTCAATGGCACGTTGTCCGCCGTCATGACCGGCGTCGGGCCAGCAGTCGCGAGCGCCGGCTCCGGCTATCTGACATTTCCGGGCCAGTCGACCGCGGCCGACCCGTCTTTCACGACGGCGATGATTTTTGTTCCTAATGCCGTGAGCGGGAGCA